TCGCAGAGCTAACCGAGTCAATGAACCGCTTCGTCAACATGATCGTGGACAACTGGAACCTCGGCATCAACCGGCGCTACGCATATGATGTCAACGCAGATATCGACCACGCGGCGCTCAATAAGTTCAACGTTCCGGGTGGCAAAGTGGGCGTCAGCGGCGACCCCAGCAAAATGATCTATCCGCTGCCTACGCACACGCCCGAGCCGGGTGACTACGGCATCCTGGAGGTCTACCGCAGCGCAATCGAAGTCACATCAGGCATCTCGGATTTTTACTCCAAGGGTGTCGGCAACGCAGGTGGCAACGACACTGCAACTGGCATCAGCCAGGTAATCAACGAGACCAACTTCAAGTTCAAGATGTTCATCCGTAACTTGGAGCTCGACATCCTCCAGCCCGCGCTTCGCATGTGCGCATCGTTGGTGCAGCAATACATGACCGACGAAGAAGAAGTCATCATCACGGATGAGCCGGCTATGATCCCGAAGGCGATCCTGGTGGCACCAGAGGAGCTCGTTGGCACCTTCAGCTTCGACTTAGTAGCAGCCAACTATGCCAGCAACAAGGTTATTCGCCAGCGCAACATACTTGCGTTCGCGAACCTTGCAGTGCAGTCGCCATACTTGGACCAACACGAAGCTCTCAAAGAGCTCGCAAAAGTATTCGAGATTCGCAATCCTCGCATCATCAAGCATCCGCAAATTGTGGCGGCCGAACAACAGCAAGCCTTACAGCAGCAAGTCCAAATGATGATGCTCGAGGCAGCACTAAGCACCGAAGGCAAGGCTCGGCTCAGCCAAAGCAAGCCGATGCCAGCAGGCAAGGGCAAAGATGGCCGGCCGCGGAACCCGATGCAACCAGAAGGCAAGATTCCTGGAGCCGGTCTCACCAGCACAATTCGTGATTTAGCACAAAGCATCGGCGGGAACGCTATGGGCCTGGAGGGCACAGATGAATAAGCTAATTGGCAGCCTACGTAAAGTTTTCCTTGACAGGGTCGCCTGGCGCGTGGTCGAGGTCGAGAGGCCCCGGCCACTGCATCAGCTGGACCCAGAAGCTCAAAAGAGCGTAGTTGCGCTAGCTGCACATCCAGGGTTCCTTTACTTGATGGCTAAGCTGCGGTTGCAACGTCACGCCATGGAAGAGCAGCTCCGCAGCGCGCGTCACAGCTCTATGCGTGACGTGGAGTTCCTGCAATCCGGCATCCACTGGTGCGACTGGCTGCACAGCCAACTCCAGCGTGCAACCATGGAGTACGATCGCCCATCGCAGCCTGCCACACCTCCAGAGACGGAGGCCTTTGAAGAGATTCGGCGCATGACCGAAATGGTCGGCGCCAATGATGGTCCCGGAGCCACAAGCTCCGTATCTTAACCCACAAGGTTGAATTATGGACAATCCCACAAACAACACCACCACGCAGAATCAAACTAAGCCATATGAGCTTAACTTGTCTGATGCGCCGGGCGGTGACATATCCTTCGATGAGTTGTTTCCCGCCGAAGGTACCACTCAAGCGACAACGCTAGGAAACCCTCCTTCGGTTGCGCCACAAGCGCCGCAGCCCGAAGCCCAGCCATCAGCTGAAGAGCAATTCTTCCTGAAGACTGGCAACTCCGTCTACAAAACCGAAGCCGATGCCATCAAGGGCGTCACAGAAAAAGACCAGCTTATCGAGAACTTGCGCCAGCAGCACATTCAAGCTACTGGCCTGGATCCCGTGAGCGGTCGACCTGTCGGAGCTCCTCGGGCCCCACAAGGGCAGCAGACCCCAGTGTCTACGACCGAGTCCAACTTCGCACAGGACGGTGCAGCTTACGTGCGGGCTCTAACTGATGCTTATCAGCGTCAGGACTGGAACGCATACGGGCGAACTCAGCAGAAATTTCTGTATGATTCGCTAGCCCCGATTGCACCGGTCTTTGTGAATGCGGCCAAGCAGCAAGCTATCAGCGCTGCTGAGTCCGACATCAAGGACATCCGGGGTTTTATCGGAAGCGAAGACTACAACAAAACGCTGGGTTCCAACGAAGTCCTGAAGCAAGCAATTGCTGCAGCTGAGAGTGACATGTCCTATCACCAGCAACTGCCGGGCCTCTACAAGTTGGCCTACCAAGCAAACCAAAGTCGCACGCTTCCAGAGCTCTTGAAGGCAGCACAAGCTGCCACGGCTCAAACAGCCGCTCCACCTAGACCGACGGCTACGTCAAGCACTATGGCTCCGCCTCAACCGGGAACGGCCCCTGATATCAGGACCCCCGAGGGCCGAAAGGCCATCATTGAGCAATTCGAGCAACAGGGCCTTGACAAGTCACACGTGTTCTAGAGTTGTGCTGCTGAACCAAAGGAGTAACCAAATGCGTAACACAAAGCTGTTTAGCTGCGTGTTCGCACTCTTGGGCGTTGGTGCGGATATCGTCACCGTGACCAGCGGCACTGTCGGCAACGCCGGCAACGTCGCGGCCTCGTTGATTACGTACCTTTCTGCTAAGTTGCTAGAAGTCGCTGAACTGAACGTGCTACTCGATCAGTTCGGCGTCAAGGAACCGCTGCCCGCGGGCTCCTCGAAGACGATTCGTTTCGTCCGTGAGGAAAAGCTCCCGGTTAGCGCGTCTCCGACGCAGCTGACAGAAGGTATTCCGCCCGATGCTCGTGGTATTACGTTGAACCAAGTTGAAGCAACAGCAGAGCAGTACGGTGATCTAGTTCGTATTTCGGACCTCGCGGAATTGACCGCGAAGCACGACGTGGTGCAGCGCACCATTTACATGCTGGGCCTTCAGGCCGCCGAACTCTACGATCAGCTGATTAATTCCATGGTCAGCTTAAAATCCAACTATATCGGGGAACCTCTAGCTTGCTAGACAATCCCGAGGAAACGAACATGAGACAATCTAAAAATTGGCCGTATCTGGCCGGGATTATTGATGGAGAAGGCTGTTTTCACATTGCGAGAATTAGACCCGGTGGCACTCCTCGGATTGCACATCGGCTCGATATCCATGTGACAACTACCTCGCTGGTGCTTGCGAAATGGCTCGTCTCTAATTTTGGTGGAAAGTACTATCACATTCCAATGCAGAACCGAAATTGGCGGGATGCCTACCGTTGGCAGCCTAGCGGTAAGAAGAACAAAGAGATACTCATACTTGGTGTTCTTCCTTACCTTCAGATAAAAAAAGATTTGGCAGGCATCTGTTTAGAGTTCCTCCGCTTGGGCAACAGCAATGTCCCAACACAGCGCGAGCAACTGTGCCAAAAAGCGCGGGTTTTATCCCGCCGTGGTCGTTCCGTAGAGACTGATACGTTGGACACTGGTTCTCCAGTGAAGATACAGTCCGACCTCCAAGGTGACTTGGAGAGCGCCCCGGTAGAGATGCCGGCGGCCTAAACACAAGTGCTACACCGTCCTCGATGCAGCCACAAACGAATATCGTCCGAACGCAAAAGCGGCCGATACCGATTTGACTGCCGCGGACAAACTCAGCTACGTCGATCTCGTACAGCTTTCTGCGTTGTTGTCGGTTGCTGGTGGACGCCTCTTTGAGGGCGGTGACTATGTCATCGCGGTTCATCCGCAGGTGTTTGCTTCGCTACAGCAAGATCCGGACTGGAAAGCGTCGGTGCAATTCGGCGCTCCCGATCGGATCTGGCGCGGCGAAGTTGGCATGCTGGCTCAGTTCCGCGTGGTCAAGACGAACGCTCCGGCGTTCGTGGCGACTGCGCAGGCTGGCTCCGGCGACGCGAGCAAAGTGTACAGCTCGTTTGCTTTGGCTCGATTCTCGTATCATATTACGGATTTACAGAATTTGCGCTTCTATCAGGTGGGCCCCGGTGGACACACCGACCCGCTGCAGCAGTCGCGCAAGATGGGTTGGAAGTTCATGTTTAAGACAGTGATCACCAACCAGAACTGGATCCGTCGAGTGCGAACGGCAGGCGCCGACAGCGTCACGAACCCGTAGACGCTAGCGATGCTTGAGTGAAAGTTTGTGGGGGAGGGGGCAACAGCCTCCTCCCTACACAACAACTAGAGGAGAGTTATCATGGCGAAAGCCAACACAGCAGAAGAAGTCATCAAGAAAGAAGAAGCAGCAGCGGCCGAGAAGCCGAAGCCAGTCACGGGCCGCGAGAACTGGGTCTATGTTACGATCCCAAAGGTAGACATGTTCGGTGAGGCGCACCAGGGTGTCTGGCAGAATCAAACGTTCTTTGCGCCAGGCTCGAGCACGCTTGTATCGCCTGAGATGGCCAAGACCGTTGAGGCGAGTTTGCAGCGGTTCGTGTTGAGTCAGCACAGGCAGATGAGCCCGCGGCGCGACCTGCAGAGCATCTCGGATGCGGGCGGACGCGGCAACTACGTTCCGGACCTCTAGGAGGCCACGTGGGGAGCTTCGATGAAGCTATTGGTGTGGTCCTAGAGCATGAGGGTGGTTACGTGAACGACCCGGCGGACCCTGGCGGCGAGACTCGCTATGGTATCAGCAAGCGCAGCTATCCAGATGTAGACATCGCGAGCCTGAGCCTCGAGGGCGCCAAAGCGATCTATCGGCGGGATTTCTGGCGATACGACAAGGTCGAAGACCAACTAGTTGCCACCAAAATCTTCGACATGGCCGTCAACATGGGGCCCGTGCCGGCTCATCGCATCGTACAGCAAGCTTGCGGGATCCAGACAGATGGCGCGTTTGGGCCGGGCACAACCGCTGCGGTCAACGCTCGCGGGGCAGCACTGCTAGCTGAGCTTCGTGCGCGCGCAGCAGTCCACTACGCAAGGATCATCATCCGAACGCCGACGAGCGAGAAGTATCTGTTGGGCTGGATGCGGCGAGCAGTCAACTAGGAGGAATCATGGCCTTCAGCA